GGTGGAGTCCGTAGTTACGGCCCCTGTTGTAGCGTTAATAGAAATATCTTGAAATCCGTTTTCGGAACGAACTGGTCCGTTAAAAGTTGTATTAGCCATGTTAATCTCCTTGTCGTGGCAAATGTCAGTCGCGGGATGCGACTGTCAAGGTGGTTACAGGTTACACTACCTCTTTGTAAAAAGAAAGAGTGCAACCTTTAATTTATTTTTTAGCTTCTTCAGAAAGAATTAAACCTAATATGGCGCAACCCAAACCGACAAAAACCAACTCGCCAATTCCTGATATAGTTCCTATAGCAATCACACCAACGCCAATTGCTGCGTAACTTGATGGTTCAGATAGTCTTCCAGTAATCCATTTTATCATTTTACTATTCCTTTTTAAATTAATTAAAAAAAAGGCGACCGAAGCCGCCTTTTCTATTACTTTAACAAGAGCATCTATTACGCTCCAGGTGATCCATATACGCAACGTGGGTCACTAAATCCGAAAGAATAACGCTCACGGGCTTTAAACCGCATGTTACCTGTATCGAAATCAGCTTCCATGTTAGTACGCATTGGAGAACGCTCGAAGTGCTTAAAGCCATTAGGAGCATCTGTTTTGAGGAAGAACGCATCAGGATCTGTCAAAAAGTGATTGACTGTATATCCTTCAGAAACCATTCCCATGTTTTTAACTGCGTTGATGTCATTATCAGCAGTTGATGGGCGTAGTGTGGTTTCTAGCAAACGATCTGCAATAAACTGTAGCTGGGGTGGAATTACTAATTTCATACCCCTAAGAGCAACAACCATGTTCCTCTCATCTACAAATCCTGCAACATCAATTAAAGCATTTTCTAACGAAGTTTCGTTAAGATCTGCTGGAGTTGTTGGCTCGTTTGCGAACGTACCACCGCCATTCAAGGGATGCACGAGAGAGCAAAGCTCAACTCCATCACCACCAGTAAATGCGGCATTAAAAGCATTGTTTAGAACAGCCGCTGCTTTAACCTGCTTAGTGTGCGCCATAGATCGGGCTAATGCCTTAGTATAACGTGCGCCAAGTCGGTCATAGAGGTTGTCCTCAATTGCTTCCTCAGTTAGTGCGAAAGCTAGAGCAACGGTTTCGTGTGAATAACGAGCAGTGTATGCTTCGTTAGCTGAGTCGAAACCAACTCCTGCGCCTTCAGTTTTGGTCGGTGCGCTTCCAAAACCAGCCAACATAACTTCTTCTTCAAAAGCTCTGTCTGATGATTCTGTATCAAAGATTTCTGCATGTTCGTTATCATAACGATCATACTCCATCCCGAACAAGGCGTTTAGACCAGGTTCTAGTTCTGCAACTAGTTGTGAACGTGAAATTGCCATAACTTAGTCTCCTTCCTATGCTAATCCAGCGCCTTTAAGCCCGAATATATGATTTTCAATTACAACTTTGATATTGGCGTTAGCAGTAGCTACATCACTATTGTCAGGGTCTTGAGAAATATCAATTGCCTTTAACGGTAAACTAGTTGCTGTTCCACCAGTAGTTACTTCTAACTCAGAACCTGAAACACCACTTTGTGTGCTTCCTGCTGTAGTATAGATAATATCAAAGTTACCGAATAGATCTGTGATTGGGAATACTGCATCTGCTTGAATTTCATAAACAACCATAGGGTCATCAATAATAAACGCAATAATATCATCAGCGTTCGTACTTGCTGGATAATAGTTACTAAATGTTACTTTACCAGTAGTAGGATCTGTGTACTCACAACCGTTAAATACACCAACTATTGGCACAGTTCCACCGTCAGCATGTATTGCTACAGTACCTCCAGTAACTTGAGCTACCATATCGCCTTGGAAAATTGATGTATTATAGTTAGCGGCGATTCGATAGCGATTTTGGCCTCCTGTGAATGGGGTTCCCCCGATTCTTCCAATAGGACGTAGACCAAAAGGGGCATCTTGATTTGCCATTTTTACTCTCCTTTAGAGTTTTCTGAGCCTCGTTTAGATCCGAAGCTTACAGATGATTGACGTTGAGGAGCCATTTTGGGCATGTTTGGATTGTTTTCACGCATCCAATCATTGTCCACGGCATCCATTTGATTCTTTGAAGCATTAAGATAATGCTCATTCCGCTGTTTAACCATTTCAATAGGGATACGAGCTAAAACTAATCCGCCTACGCCTATAACGCCTGCGTTCCTTCCCTCATCTACTGTTGGTCCAAAATATTCGGGATGCTCTTCAGCGCGAACGAGTTCCCAGCCTTCCTGCCGTTTCTTATGCACGTTTGTTTTGTCATCGTACTCTAATACAGACTCACGAATCCACCTATGTTTATAGCCTATTGGAGGCTCTGGAGCGTTTAAAGCAGAACCAGGTCGCCACTGTTGAGGTCTTTCTTGGACCTCCCGCGTTGTTGTATCGCGTGAAACTCTATCTGCCATTTTAATCTCTCCTATTTTCCAGTCTAACAACTTCAGCCGCATATTTATCCAGGGGTATTCGCATTTTATTAGCAAACGCCACCTGACCCTTAGTAAGTTCTACTGATTGTTTCCGTCCTTTTTTAATAGACCGTCCGTTTCCAGACGTGGGAGTGACAACTTGGACGTTTTTCTTGTCACTTTTAAATTTAGTTGGCATTTCAGATCTCATTCTTTTATCAATTTCTGAATAATAATCAGTTGATATAGGATCGAATCCTTCAGTAACCATATCTTTGTGAAGTTGTTCAGCGACAGCAGTCATAACTGTGTCTCCTCCATCTCCAAACCAATCGTTTTTGGATCTCCAATCATTCAAAAGTTTAGCATTTTCAGCGGCTCTTGCGTCATTTACTCTAGGTTGAGGATTTTGCGCTCTAGCTTGTTCTTGCTGCCTATAATACTCTTGTTCTTTTGATTCACGAGCAGATCGAGCTTTTTGAACTCTAAGACGCTCTTTTTCTATAGCAATTTGAGAGATAGCTGACTGAGCTTCTGCAACTTTTCCGTTGTCTCCTGCGTCTAAAGCTTCAGTTAAAGCTCTTTTTACATCATTTTCCTGAGAACTAACACGCCCCTCATATTCAGATAAATATCCCTTATCTAATCGAGCCAACTTGTTTCTGAGATTCGCGTTCTCTTCTTCTTTTTGTTTTGCATAATTTATAGCTGCTTCAGCTTCTTCAGAAGCTAATTTTTGTTTAGCAGTAAGCTTGTTAATTCTTTTCTTAACACCTTCACTGTAACTAGCTAACTCATCTTCTTTTGGTTCTGCCTTAACTTCTTCACGAACATTTGTTCGGGTTTGGTCAGAATCATTGGATTCTTCAGATTGAAGATCTATTTCTACAGACGTTGTTTCATTAGAAACATCATCATCTTCAACAATTTCTTCTTTAATATTTTCAGCCATAGACATTTTTCCTGTTCTCCTTTGCTTTATACATATGAAATATCTTCGGGGTCAAGGATAGTCGCAATAATATTGTCGTCATTTATAAGACGAACCTCTAAACCTTCCACTTTAAACCTATTTCCAGCATATCTTCCTATTAATACCCATTTCTTTTCAGATGCCCAAGCACCACTTGGGAATTTCTGGGTATCTGTGTAAGCGTCAGGCCCAAGTTTAACAACGTAAGCCGCCACAGTTGCGAAGGATTCACGCTCTCGAACAGAGTCTGGAACTATTACTCCACCTTTAGTTTTGGATTTAGGATAATATGGGATAATAAGAACTCTATAACCAGTTGGCTGGGGTAGGCGTTCTATTACAGAACTTTCTAGATTAGAAGGATCATCTTCATTTTTACTCTTCTCTGGCTCTCTAGAAGCTCCTCCACCAAAGGCAGTTTTTAGTGCTTTTGGCATTTCAGGTTCTTTTTTATTTGCTAAGGATCTTGCGACATGTTCAGGAACATATAATTTTTTAGTCATCTTCTAACATTACACCTTTCATCGCGGTTTTAATTTCATCTTCAATAAAGGCCATTCCGCGTAGTTGACCTGCAATATACCGATACTCATCAAATGAGTTAATCGAACCATCAGCAAGCGTATCTTTAACTCTAGATATACGCTCGCGAATGTTTTTTAATAAGTAGTCTGCTAAATTTATTGCGTCCATACTTTAGGACAATATACCATGATAAAGGAAAGGCAAGTACAATTACCATCTATTTCTTTTTAACGGCTTTTTTAACTTTTGATTTAACTTTAGCTTTTGGCTTTGCTTCAACTTCTGATTTTGGTTTCTCAACCCAAGCCTCATTTTCTGGTGTTGATATATCATCTTTTACAAAATGACCTTCTTCAGTCCTTGCTCTGACTCTTACAGTCTCAATGACTTCTTCAACTTTTTCCGTTAAACCTTTTTTAGCCGCCCTTATTTGTGCGATCATTTTATCTCTTACAGAACCCATTGTAATCTCCTTTTAATTTGCTTTCTGTCTGGCGTTAAGAGATGCTATATCTCTTTGAGTTTGGATACGATCTTCTGCTATTCTTGTCTTATCTCTTAAAGCTTCTTGAGAAACAGAAACACGTTGTTGATCTATAATATTATCATTATTTTCTTTTTCTTTGTCAAATTCCTGCCTAGAAAGAAATTCGTTTTCTTTTCGCTGTAAGTCAGCCGCTTTTATATCTAATTCTTTATTCCTAATATCTACAAGAGGATCAGTTTCTGGAGGAGCTTCCATAGATTGTGATAACTGCTCTACAGTATCTGCTATTATTTGAGCCGCAATCTTGTCTACTTGTGGCTGTATTTGCTGCATCATAGCTTCCATTTGCTGAGGATCTTGCTGAACTTCAGGAGGGATTCCTTGCATAATTTGTTGCTGTGCCTGCTCTTCAGACATTAATCCAATATGCTCCTGCACATGCCCCTGTAGAGTCATAACAGCATTTGGGTTCATTTCTACTGCTGGAGTAGACATAATGGCTAAATGAGTCTCGATATGAGCTTGATGATCTTGACCTGGAAATGCCTGCAAAGGAACACCCAATAAAGAGTTTTGATTTTCTTTGGCTGCATTAGCTGGTTGAGGCTGTGGAGGTGCAGGCAGTAAAGCATCAATATTGCTAACACCTAAAGCCTCGTACATCTTACGATAAGCTTGGTATAATCCTTGAGGTCCACCATGTATCTCTGGATTAGACTGAACTAACTGCAACTGTGTTTGAGCTAATGCAATCCTTTGAGACATAGAAAATATGTTTGGATCGCTGGTAGGAATAACATCCACTCTACCATCAAAATCTTGTGCCTTAACTTCTGGACCTACTTCATTTGAAATAATATAGGGATATGGTTCTACGCTCTTAGAGAACACTTGAGCTAATAGCTTAAACTCTAATTTTTGAGAATAATGTAGCCTTTTATGGATAGCAGACATAACTTTTGTGCCGCGCTCCATAATAGCCATAGTAGTCCCAACAGGAGTATCACCCCCCATTTCACCTACTTTTAGGTCTGCCATAGACGCAAACCTACGCCCTGCGTCCACAAGATTACCTAAAAGGTTATACAAAGTACCTGAAGGCTCTTTAAATGGTAATGGCATAAGCGCACCACGCAAATCGCCACTAACTACGTCTATATCTCTAAATTCTCCAGGCTGTAGTGGTTCGTCATCATTTTTAATTCTAGCACCACGAGCTTTAAATCCAGCAGGAAGATTGGCTAAAGTCCCTGCATCTATAAGCTGTCTTAAAATCGAAGTGGAAGCTTGAGCTAACCCTCCAATCATATGAGTTAGCCCCAACCCATAAAAACCAAGACCTGGAAGAAACTTGTAATGAACAAAGAAATGTTTTTGTTTCTTCATTGCGTCTTGCTCTTCGTAGTTACGCCTAATAGATAATACTTCGCTAGTATCCTCTAAAATTGTTACGATATAAGGCAACTGTAAACCAGTAGGCTCACCCATTTCGTCCATATCTTCAAATCCATCTAAATCTAGGTTTAAATGGACTTCATATAAAGTTAACTCATCTGAGCTATTAGTTGGATGAACACCTTGAACATCGTTAATAGATTCTTGAACTTCACTAGAATCATCGGTTCCAGAAGAAGGCAAATCTATGTCATCACTATAAAAACCCGCTAATTGAAGTTTCCTAACTTCATTAGAGTCCATACTAATTCTATGCGTAACTCTAGGAGATGAAGCTAAATCTGATACTCCGTATGGAACAATTAAATCTTCTGCGTGAACAAAGTCAGATACAGCTCTGTTTTTTAATGGGTTAAAATAAATCTTTTTAAATGTAGAACCAATAATAGGTAAGTAGAATAACATCTGATCTAACTCTGGATCATATTCTTCCATCTTACATGTAATCATATAGTTCATATACTCTTGGACTCTTTCAGCTTGCTTAATAAGAGCCTCAGTCTCTTCTCCGAATACCTGCACCCTTACTGGCCCTTGGGCTGGTAACAGCTCCCTGTAGGCTTGCGCTTGGAATTGGGTTACAGACTCAGCCAAAAGAGGGTGAACAATGCCAGAAGAGCCTTCAAATGGCTCAGAACGTTTTTCGCTCTTCATTCCAAGAAACTCTATACCTTTTTTATAGGTATCTTCCCAATCTTTTCTTGAAGATAAATCATCATCAATCGAACCTATCAAATCAGATGCTATTGTCCCTAGCTCAGAAGAATCCATTGTATCTGCTAAGTTTCCGTCAAAAGGAATGTCTACAGTAACAGTTTCCTCCTCAAATTCACCTACAATAGCAGAACCATCTTCCATTTCTAGGATTCCAGGTCCAATTTGCATTTCTTCTATTTCAACAATAGCTTCAGGATTTTCATCTAAAGGAAGAATTCCAGGCATACCACCTGCTCCCATATCTCTCTCAACAGCCATTGTGATCTCCTATGTATAAAGTGTTGGGGCAGAAATTGCTCATACCACTTTTCTCTCCAAAAATGGGAACAGACAACAGTTAGTGGGAGGACTCACCTGTTGCACTCTACCCCAACCTCTTTGCGCTATCTAACGCCAATAAACTTAGTCCCTCTTAGTGCAGCTCCACCGCCTCTAGAGTTTCCTGCTCCTGTTCCGCCTGTCATAGGAGCCTTTTTTAGATTGTTAAAAGACTCACTCATTACACCTGTAACTGCATTTTG